AGCAAAGCCGCGTCGCACTGAGCTTGAACGTAATTGGTAGAGCTTGTCAGAACGCCCCTTCCAATGCGGTTCTCAGCGGAACGGCGCCACTCAGAGGGACTCAAACAGCTCAACACGCGCTTCATTTGGGGTTGGGCAAACTGGAGTTTAACCAGCTTGCGAACGCGCTTCTTAAGCGCATCAGTGTTCAATCCCCGAGACGCACGAGCTGAACGCTCGACCATCCGTTCAGCGCGATTCTGCAAGCGCTCCAAATGTATTTTGTGAAGCTCGCGCTTGGCAGCATTTACCTGCGCCTGGTGATATGCGGCCATGGTAGCAGTAAGACGATACTGTTTGGGGATACTGGGAATTCCTTTTCCGTTCTTCCCGATACCCTCAACCACTTCATAATACTGCTCCAAATCCTCAATGTACGCTGGACCACCTGGACTTGCGGCACGGTGGACGCGGTTGTCCCGAGTAGGATTCTGCAAAACCCACTCAAGGACTTGCTTACCGCGCTTCTCATCAACTCCTAAGCGCTTGCTAAAAAGCTGCGCCGACACACAACCAAAATCCCCAGCCACGGGGTTGCAATCACGCCCTGATTCGATGTTGTTCGAAATCATTGTCATAACCGTGAAAATTTTTGTTTTTCTTTTTATTTAAAGTAAACAAATAGCCTCATCAGTAAAATCAGTGCTGTTAACGAGCATTCAAGCCTCCGAGATTGCATCGGAGCTCTATCGCTTTCGCATAGCGAACACCACGGAGTCAGCTTCCGGGGGGTTGGCGACCCCTTCGGTACGGGCCCACCCAACACGGGGTGAACAAATTGGCCCTAGGACTTTCAACAATGGTGCTATCGTGGACGGGCATGCGCAATCCGGCTAAGTACGCCCGCGTCACCAGGATGCGCGATCGTTGGGATTGATATTATCTTTCTTGTCCAACGACAACAACACACTATGACGTATAAAACCGGACCTAAGCATTACCACGATCCGCCATAAAGGCGGTTTGCATGACACGCAGTCACCGCGGAAGATTACTCCCCACGTCGCTCAGCCACTAATAGTACAAAACAAGACGAACACTACCGTGACAAACAAACAAATAAACAGAGTTAAGACAGGACCGCAAAGTGGTCACCAAAAAGATTCTCATGGGGCGCTACTCCAGCAAAAGATGAATTTGAACAGTTGCAGCTGTTCAACAC